CGCTAACACTTCCGAAGTTAATTGATTGACTCATATAACCCCCTTATGTGGTGATGTTCAGGGTAGTACCTGACATTGAGAACGTAGCACCAACTGGGCCTTGAGAACCTGTGCTTCCTGTAGAACCAGTAGCACCAGTAGCACCTTGTGGGCCTGTAGCTCCTGTACCACCCGCAGCACCTGTAGGGCCAGCGGGGCCAGTAGCACCAGTATTACCTACATCACCTTGAGGCCCTGTTCCACCTTGGGGGCCAGTAGGGCCAGCGGGGCCTGTATCACCTTGAGGGCCAGTAGGGCCTTGTGATCCTTGTACGCCTTGTGATCCAGTAGTACCAGTATCGCCTTGAGGGCCAGTAGGGCCTGTGGCTCCTTGGACTCCATCATCTCCATCTCCACCAGCCGTACCTTGAGGGCCTTGTGCGCCTGTATCACCCTGTATTCCTTGTGATCCAGTTGATCCAGTTCCTCCAGTGGGGCCTGTGTTACCGATAGGGCCTTGAGCGCCCGTGTCGCCTTGAGGGCCTTGAGGGCCAACCGCACCTGTAGCACCAGTTGTACCTTGGGGGCCTGTATTACCTATTGGGCCTGTTACACCATCAGCACCCTTATCAGCCATAAGCTGCCACACAGCGGCTTGAGCAGATGGAACTGTACCAGCGGCTGAATTTTGAAGGGCTGCATATGTAGCACCTTGGTATTCAACCGCATCTAAGGTTTCGTATGCAGTTGAAGAAGACCACTGGCCTTTAAACGCAATGCGTACCTTACCTATATTTAAAGTTGGCATTAGATTGTTACCTCTAGTTCACCATTAGAATTAATTGAGAAGTCTTGGTCTGCCGCATCACCGTAGTATTCGATGGATAGCATTCCTGTTGTAGGACTCATTGAGAAAGTACCGAAGGCTAGACCTAATGCAGTCGGCCCCATAGAACCTGTTGGGCCTGTAGAACCTGTTGGGCCTATAGCACCTTGGTTACCGTCAGGGCCTTGGTTACCTAAGTCACCTTGAATACCTTGTGGGCCTAACGGGCCAGTAGGGCCTGTTGCACCTATAGGGCCTTGAGAACCTGTTGGGCCTAATGGGCCATCGTCACCAGTAGCACCTTGCGCTCCTGTCTGTCCTGTAGCACCCACTGCTCCTGTATTACCAGTTACTCCTTGGATACCTTGCAGTCCTATTGGGCCTATTGGGCCTGTCGTACCTTGTATTCCAGTGACACCTTGGTCACCCGTTGCTCCTTGAGGGCCTGTATCTCCTTGAGGGCCTATTGGGCCTTCAGGGCCTATGACACCTTGAACACCTACAGGGCCTTGAGATCCAGCAGGGCCTGATGGGCCAGTTGCTCCAATAGGGCCTTGAGGGCCTTCAGATAAAGAGAAAGTAAGTAGACCTGTACTAGCGTTGTACGATACAGAACCCTCTGCACCATATGGAAGAGAAGTCATGCTGGTTGTAAGGGAATAAAGATCGTCACGAATGTTAACAACGTCTGTGTGTTTAATAACAACGTCTGTATGTTTAGATGTTATGTCTGCGGTAACGGCAGCTTGGTTAGGAAATAATGAATCAGCATATGATTTAGTTACGACATCCCCATCTGATATAGGATAAGCCACATCCGATATTAGCTTATTGTTAGCTGAGAATTTACCTGTCGCTACATCTTCAAAGATTCCCAATTTAGATTGGTCAATAGCTTCTTGCGCTAAGTTGTGTACCTGATCAAAGGCTGTATCTAAATCTTCCTCGGTAAGCTGACCGGGAATTACAAAGTCCACCAACCGAGTATCGGGAGAAGACTCTCTGAATATATACACCAAGTCTAAGTTTGATGTAGTTAATAATTGAATCTGAGTGTCGGAATACCAACTAAATGTTGTATCAAATACTCCGTTAACCTTAACCTTAACGTGAGCCTTGTCCAGATAAGAAAAAGGTATTGTGAATTGTGTCTGACCTGTATTGGCTACATATGACACATAAGAGTAAGCCATAGGGACTCCTATTAAGTTATAAAAGAAACCCCTCGACTGAGGGGCTTTAAGGTTTTAATCGTCTGAGGTTAGATCAGCTATTTTGAACAGAGCTTGATACGGAGCAAGCCTACGAAGTTTGGCTGCACCATCTGTTCTCTCTGGGTCTAGCATAGCGTTGATACCAGTACCTAAGTCGGTTGCTAATCCAAATGATGGGCCAGCAATTTGTCCGATTGTGTTGTTAGCCTGATACCGCGAACCTCCTGCACCAAGACCAGTAGTCTTTTCTATAGCAGCGGCATACGGAGACAGCCAAGCTAATGCACCTGACCGATCAAGAACATCACGAACCCATTGACCGTTGGAACGCTCCTGTATCTCACCATTACGGATCATATCCTTAGTGATTACTACAAGACCTCCTAAAGCCAAGGCCATTGCCATAGAAGCCACAGCATCTGCATCCTTATAGTGGTGCATACGTTGTACCGCAGGGGCAATCATTTTGTTCATGATTACGAACCCGTAGGTTTGGAACTGCATCATCATCTTAGCTATAGCACCATCCATTAGAAGAGGCGTATCGCCAATACCGGGTGTCATAATTCCACGGTCAGCAGCTTGGCGCATAGACCCTACAAAAGATGTGTAAGCCTCTCGGCCTTCCGCATACAATTTGTATTCAGACTCCATAGCATCACGCAGGAAGTCTAGGTCTTTGTCTTCGATCTTACCCTCGCTAAGTAGCCTCTTGCCTTGATCGTATTCCTTACGAGCGGCAACATATTCTACTTCGTTACGGGTTTGCCATTTCTGTGCGTCAAAGCTTTTAACACCACGATCATTAGAGATACCAAACTCTTTGGACATCTTCTTGAACTGGGCTAACTGATCAGGGCCAATACCTATCGTAGCCAGCTTCGCTCTAGTGATGTCGTCTAGCAGACTAGGGTTATTAACCAGATCAATTAACTTGTCCTGTTGGAAGATCATGGTCATAGCTTTTTGCTTCATGTTCCAAGCAGCTAGGAAAGACATGACGTTAACCTTCTCGTTAAGACCAGCGGTCAAACGATCTATGTTAGCTGTAACAACTTGCTTGGTGGAACCTGTCGCTCCAATACCAATCCCTTGATTAAAGTTATCAGCACCAGCCAGCTTTAAGTGACGCGCTTGGTGAAGCAATCTTTCAGAAGCAACAGCTATCTTATGGATCACATCATCAGGAGAGTTCTTTAAGATGTTGGCAGAGGATCTAAAGTACTTACCAGCGTACACACCGAAACCATTAGTCAACACCATGTTAGCGGCATCAGTAAAGGAAGTGATAATGAACTCAGGGCCAAAGCGTGTGAAGTTATATTCACGGGCCTTACCCGCAGCCCAGAACAATGCACTGTCAGGATCATCGGGCATCCCGGCACGACCATAAAGTCGATCAAGTAAACCATCAATGTCTGATAATACAGCTACCTTTTCGGCAGCTAGGTGTGAGGACTTTTTGTTCTTACCCCTAAGTTCAGCTATCTTTGAGTCATAGCTATCGCTTATCTTAGCCTTCTGGTCACTCATGTCTAAAGCAGCATCCTTACCAAACACTTTCTTAATAGCGAGTCGGGCAGATACTTCTTCCCACTGTTTATCAAGAACCATATGTAGGTCACCCTTTAGGATTCCTAACTCATGAGCCTCTCTAGTTTGTTCGGGAGTCATCCGAATACTTCGGCTTTTACTACGACCACCTTGAAACATTGATTCAGTGAGAACACCCTGTGGGGACTTCTGGTTTTGCTGTAGGTTATGAACTAGATCTTCTACCGTGTCATTCATACTTTTAAGAGACCCAGATCTGCGTTGCATACGGGCAGTCTTCTTCTTTGACTTAGCCGTTTGTCGCCAGTAACTCTTCATCTCTTTATAAGCTGCACGGGATTCCTTGTTAAGATCTCTTGTGCCTTTGATAGCTGCTTGGGTTTTGGATACAGCGACTTCCAAATCCGTAACCTTAGTTTGCTTCTTAGCTATCTTAGAGTCGGCATCCCTTATTTTCTTTCTGGCTTCTAAAGCAATCTGTTTGTACTTAGCCATTGCTGGCGTATTGACCTTTATGCTTCTCCACATATCATCAATAGCTACAACATGGTTTATCTCAGCTTGCGTAATAGCATCTTCTGCTTCTCTCCAAACTTTGGGATCAGGCTCTAATGCACCACTTCTTTTAGATTCCTTTTGTAACTTACGGTATGCGCTGTTAGCAGCATTGATTGCTTTTTGAGTTGGGCCACGATCCACAACAGCTAACTGTTGGGCGTATTCTTTCTCAAGCTTAACTCTGAGTTCAGCCTGTGCAGCGACCATTTCATTCTTTACACGAACTCTAGTGGCTCTGGTTAGGTCAAGATTCTCATAGGTTTTACGGACGATATCTTTAGCAACTTTAATACTTAGGTTTTTAATCTTAGTAGTATTCATACGAATCATTGCGGCAGCTTCAACCATACCCTTACGAGCATCTATTTCTTCCATGTGGGCAACCTTCGCTGCTTCATCTATCTCTGCTAGTTTCATCTCGTAGTTATTGCCAGCCCACTCTTCTAGGATCTCTCCCTTAAATCGTTGACCTTCTTCTTTTGTGATTACCCGGTCTACGCTGTCGTTAAAGATATCTTTTATCTTAACGTCCTCAAGACCAAACTTAGCGAAGTCATCTAGGCTTAAACCATACTCTTCGATAAACTCTTCTGTAGGCGATTCTTGCAAGATCTTAATAAAGAAGTCTTTAGCTTTAAAAGAGTCTTCTCTTATGTTCTTACTGTCCCACAACTGAGCCATTTTATAGTCATCACCCATACGCATCTTATCGGTAATCAGGCCATTCTCAACCATCATGTCTTCTAAGTGACGGTTACTGGCATGGATAGATTGGGTATATTCATCAGCAGCACTTTTGATTAGCTTTGCGTTCTCTGGCCCCCACTTGGTTTCAAGCTTGGCTAGATCATCAGCATCCATATAACCATGAAGAGATTTAACAACCACTTCGTTAAACTCACTAGGCTTCAGCAATCCCATCTCAAAGGTTTCAGCTTGACCAGTAGCACTCTGTGACCAGTTAACTACACGGGTCACATCGGCTTTTAGTTGTTGGGCTATACGGCCCTTTCCTGTCATCGCCATGTTTAGGTTAGTAACAATGTTCTCGGACTGTAGAAGAAGAGTATCGTACTCAGTCTTTAAAGCATTCTTAACCGACTCAGCACTGATCTCAGCTTTACCTTCAGCCGCACCCTTGCTTACTCGACCACCTGTGTCCATAAGCTTTTGAGTGATACTACGAGCCTCTTGAACTGACCAGTTAAATGAACGACCAATAGGAGTAGTCTGATCAATCCAACCAACAGCCTTGTTTAGGACATTAGCTACGACACCTCTATTACCGTCCATGACTGACTGAGTGCCATCGGAAACCCTAGCAGCACCAGCAGAGTCGTTCATTGGGCCAGCAAATTCATCAGCACCAGAGAACTCTGGATCGTTAGCCTTTAAGGGTAGTGGCCCTATGAAGTTTGGATCAGCCGCTTTAAATCCTGGAGCAGACTCTGTAACAGTAACTTCGGGTTGATTCCTAACCGCAGGGGTCATAGGCTTCATGCCTTTATAGCCACCAACAGCACTCATAAGAGCGGCACTGGCTAAGACGTTTATCAAGGATTCATCCATTGTTCTGTAGTCTTGCATCTGGTGCAAAGCGACTTCTTGACCCGCAACTAGTGCGCCCGACTTCGCGGCATAATCAGAAGCACTAGCTAACATTTTACCCTTCTTAGCTTGACCCAAAATAGGAACAAGGGTCATAACATCTAACAGGGAAAATCCCATGCCAAGCATTATTCCGTAACCATTGCCGTTAGCCATGTTGTCACGATTCTTTCTCTCAGAACGGAGTCTTTCAAGACGCTGGTCAAAGTGAAGTTCGTTGTCTACGTTATCAAACATACCTTGTTTAATAGATGACTCCATATCTACGAGGTCATCTTTGTTTTCGATGTAATGACGGAACACATTAAAGTTAGGATCTTGAGGGCCATGAATAGTCTCACCAGATGCCATATAAGCAGAACCAATTAAGGTTTCTTGCTTATAGAATGACAGTGCTGTTTCGAGAATACCCGGTGCTTCCTCTTCATCTATAGACCGTACATTTCCTTGTGGCTTAAACGAAGCCACTTCCCTATCGACAGCTTGGATACGAGTAAACGTATCTTCCGCTGCCGTTGTTCTTGAACGAATTAAGTCCATAAATATTACCTATATTAAACTTTAGCTTTGTCCTTACCCTGTGCTTCCTGAGAGGCTGCATACTTAGCCGCATACTTCTCTGGTAACACCGTAGCCATATAGGCTAGATAAGAAGGCATACCATGCTCTCGGTTAGCACCAACAAATGTTAGGGCTTCTTCGTAGCGTCTGTTGTAAAGGCCAAGCATCCGTGATCCATTAGACTTGTAGAGTATTTCCTCCACAGCCTTATTGATACGACCACCCTTTAAATGACCTACTAAGTTTTCACCGATTAGCTTTGGCGAGTTGTAAGCCATAGATACCAGTGCTAGTCGTTGTTGATGGTTAAGATCTACACCACTAAGGCGGTTATCAATAACAGATTCAGCTTCACCTACAGCGGCATCAAACAACTTACGGCCTTGGGCCTCAGTAATTTCAGCCGTGCCTTTGTGAACAGCATCAAAGTATTTCTCACCGACTTGTAGTGTCTTCATGAATAAGTCTTTATGACCTACAGAATCCATGTTGTAACCATAACCAACAGTTCGGTAACCCTTACCATTCGGTGCGCTCTTGACACCATCCCAGTTTGCTCCTGACCTCCAAGCTTCTGCCTCGGCAATCATTTCAAACCTTTGATCGGTGTATTCTGTACTTTCTTCTGGACTCATGTGTTCTTTTACCTTTGTATATGCATCTTGAATAAACCAAGATATGTTTTCAGCGGTGTCATAAACTGAATCACCATCTATGTCTAGACTAAATCCAGCTTTTAAGGGAGTGCCTACAGGAACCATTCCAGCTTTTGATGGAGCAGTTAATCCTACTGTTGGACTAACTTTGTCATTAGCAGCTAGTTGATTCATTACACCTTCTTGCAACATAGCGTTTTGATCTGCATCACTCTGTGACGTAGATGTCATAAACGGAAGCCTATCCTTTGTAATAGCCTGATCTATTTTTAAGTTATGATCTTTGTTACCTTTCTTCTCAAATGCCGGGTAGTCGTAACTACGCATAGCCCTTGGCTTAACGTGACCACCTAATGACATTTCCTGTATTTCTTCAGCGGTATAAAGATTATCCAAGTCAATATCATCTTTACTGATGTGAGCATACGCTCTGATTTTGTAACCAGTAGCTTGCGCTCCTGCGGCTATATCAGCAGCAGTAGTACCAGCATCGTAGATAGGAACTAGATGAACAGACTCAGGGAGTTTATCTTCAATAGCCTTTAGCGTTGCCTCGTCAACTACGGGATCACCTGTTATTTCAACAGGAATTGACGAAGTAGTTACGGCATCTATGACATCCTCTAAAAGTCCTATATTAGTCAGGTTGTCTAACGCTCCCGGTAGTTCGCCTTTCTTCTGACCAAAGTCATAAGTCATACCAGCTTCTAATATTACATCCTGTTGCTGGCCTGTTACTTCGTGAGAAGAGGTCAAGGTTACTGTGCCTGTACCATCATCATTCTGACGAAAACCAACACCAGCACCACCAAACATATCCATCTTAGATACAGCATCAATGGAGTTATCAAGATTACCGCTAGGGCTAAAGCTTCTGGAAGGATCATAAGGGTTAGGCATACTTGCAACATCAGGAACCTGAGTATTAACATTCCCGTTTTCATCCAAAGTACCAAACCCTGCCAAAGGAACCTGATCTGCCTTTAGTACTACCCCTAAACGGTCATTAGATTTCCTAACGCGACCTAGGGTTGGAAGCATGTGATTCCACACATCTGTAAT